ACTGACTTCATCCGCCCGGCTTGGCTTTCAATGTAGAAGTATTGGCGTTCTTCACCTTTAATCGCTACCCAGCCGTAACGTGCCGCGCACCTGTACGTCTCGTGCGTTTCGTAACCTGAATCAATACAAGTGTGGATCGGCTTTACGCCCAGCTCGGCCAACGTGTGTGCCACGTCCTCGATCGTTCGCCGCCGGCCTTCCTCAATCAGCCTGCTCGATCCGTCCCTAGCGAACGCACGCACGACAAACCAGAACTCGTCGATCTGTCTGTCGATTGCAGCCAGCTTAATGTGATCCGTTTCCCAGCCCTGCTTTTTTGCAAAGGCTCCGGGCGGTATATTGTTCAGCTCGTTATCATCAAATTGATCCTCCCACGGCATCGCAGACCATCCGTTCACCCATCCTTGTAGCCCGTGCAGATAATGCTTTTCCGTCAGGAACTTCTTGGCGCAGTCAGCGAACGTGATCGTCGGGGAGTACCAGCTCGGCAGTCGGAACGATCGACGGCCAACCTCCGAGCTTGCGTTTGCCGCCACCCACTTGCCCTGCTCGATCGCCTTGCGCCGGTGACTTTCCGTCCACTTGGCGTCGCACTTCGGGCAGTAGTAGGCAGCTGTTTCAGACACTCGCTTCATGTCCCACTTACCGTCCTCGGCTCTTGCCGTTTCGTCCCAGCGGATCTGGCCAAACTCCATCGCCTGAAAGTCACCGCAGGAATGGCACGGAACGTGGTAGGTTTCTTGGCTGCCCGCCTGATAGTTTATCCAGATGTCGCCAGTGTTAAGCGTCGGCGTGCTCGTCAGCACGTGCTTACGCTGAGGGAAAGCCTTGGTTCGCTCTAAGGCTAGCGAGTAAGCGGCTGCATCCTTTTCTGATGGCGCAGCAAAAGAATCCAGCTCATCCAAAACGGCTAAGCAAATCGGCCGTGAGGAAAGATTGGCCGGGCTGTTTGATCCCACCAAAGAAAGCGTCATCGTGGCAAACTGCATCTCGAGGATCTTTAGGTCGTCCATGTCCTGCGGGAATAGTTGCTTAACCGGCCTGCACTTCTCAAATATCGGAGTTAGTCGCGTCTCACTATAAGAGCGGGCTAAGTCTGCGTTAGGCATAACCAGCAGCGCTGGCGCTGGGTCGTTAGCAATTCGGTAGGCTAACCACACTGCCAGCGTAAGCGTCTTGCCTGTTTGCGATCCCCAGCAAAGCGTGACGGTGTGCACGCCAGGATCGGCCAGTGCTTCTAGTACGCCACGCACGTATGGCGTCCACGTCGTGCTGTAAAGTCCGGGGCGAGCAGTCAGCCGGCTGTCGAGTTGGATGTTGCGCTCTGCCCACTGAATCACCCCTGGCGGCTTTTCGTAGTGCCAGCGCTGTCGTGCTCGGCGTCGCAGTTCAGTCTGCGCCTTTGTCACAGCGCGGCCTCGACCTGCCGCATAATTTGGCCCACCTCGTTCTCGACGTCTGCCTCAACCTCTGCCGCTGGCTTGTTAGCGCAGATCGGCGCCAGCCGCTTGGCCATTCCTTTGAGTAGCGGGATGAGTGCGTTATCCCTTGCGGCCAGTACCCTGTCGGCTTCGTCGACTGGCACCATCGTACCCTCTGCCTGATCGATGTCGGGCCTGTCGCCCTTCATCCTACGCAACGCTTCGACCAGCTTTGTGTAGTTACTAATTAGCTCGGATCGATCCGCCCGCGTATCGTCCTTTGCCGATTCGCCTAGGCTCGCTGCTAGATCCTCAAGCCTCTGGATCTCCACGTCTAGCCCGCCGCCCCTTGCCTTCACGAGCGGCTGGGCCTCCACCTTTTTGCGCTGTAGGTAGACGGTCGCACGGGATTTGCCCGTAGCCGCCATTGCCCTCTTAACGTCGTGATTAACTGGCCTACCCATAAGACACAACTATTGCGGGGTCACACTCAAGGAAATTACGAGAGTCGTTTCCACCGCGATGTTTCTACTCAAGGAGACTCCTTGTGTCGGATGAAAATTTCTACTCAAGAGAATTTTATCACGCATACTCAAGAGTCTTTGCCCGTCAGCTCAGTGTACTTCTTTGCGATCGGCTCTGCGTAGCGGATAAATTCTGTACGCATGTCGGATGTCCAGGCTTCAGGCTTGGATCGGTTTAAGAACCATTGACTAACTTTAATCAGCGGAAAGAAGAACGGTTTGCGTTCGCTTGGTACGGATGTCGTGATCGGATCGGGTAGCATCTCCGTCCACAGCATGATCTGACGCAAAGCGGCTGGGTCACCGTCTTGCAGCTTCTTCTGATGTGCCGCTACACGTTCTAACCGCTTACCTTGCTCATCAGTTAGATCAACCGACTCTAGCAACGCAGACACGTTCTCACCTTTAGCTCGTGCGTTAGATATGATGGCGCCGGCCTGTGCTGCCAAGCCAATGACCTCACCCATCTGCTCAAGCGTTTCGGTACGTCTCTTGTTTAGCTTCTTGATTACTTCTTTGAGTTCTTGCATCTGTCCCTGCCTTTCAATAGTGCGGCGTTGTTAAACTTAGGAATCTGACGACGCCGCTTGTCGTGGTGCTTCCTTGCTCTGAGGTCGTATGCCTCACGGGCCTTCTGACTTTTCTGCGCTCTAACAGGCAATCCAAGGCGATCGGTTAGTCCTAGCACTCGCTTGCTGAACGCCTGCTTTGTAATCTTGTGCTCAGTCGCAAGCTGGGTCATAGACTTGGTCGATCTGTTAAGCACGACCGCAAGCACGGACTGCTCCAACGTGTCGGCCATGTTCTGAACCGCTGGATGGTCTGGCGCCTTAGTTATCAGGTAATGAAACACCTGGGTGGTCAAAGCCACTGACGACGTTGTAACAGTCAGGCCCAGCTCATAGAACGCCTCATGAACTAGATCCGCTATCCCATCAATCCGAGTCGATATATGAGGCGAACCGCAAGGGATTCTTTCTAACATTTGTTGGTCAATCATAATGAACGGAAATCGCCCCTATCGATGATCAATGGATGGAAACATCGAACCCTATCAATGGTTATCCCCTTAAAGGGGGGATATCCATCAATAGGAGTTCTACCTATTTTCGGTGATAGGGTTTGAATAAGTGGTGATAGGGTTGTTAAACTCATTTTTGATCCTCATTAAGTACGTATTTTTTAGCCTTTTCAGTGCCTGTATTTTTAATCAGACCCTCTGATTCCCAAGCCGCCGTCAAGTCGCGGCTCTTGGTATGACCAACTTTTGACTTATTGCGTATGCAACTTTGCAAATCGCCTGCACTTATGCCCTTTGATACGATTTGCTTGTAATCGTCAAAATTAACTACGATCTCCGGTCTGCCTGCCGTCTTGCGTTCAGGCTCATCAGCAGCAATCCACGCAAGCCCTACATCGCTATGACGTAGATTGGCGTGAGGCTGCACTGCGTTTTGCGCTATAATGCCCTTACAATTAAGATTAGACCGCTTACCGCGCTTGGTTACCTCAAGCCTGTAAATCCGCTTGCCTTCGGCATCGTCGCCACAAGGCGCAAGGGTTAATACGCTCCTAGCCCAATTAGTCAGCTCGCTTGAGCCGAAACCGCTATACGCCTTGTCTGCGCCTTGGTATCCGTTGCCTTCCTTGACTGGTTTAGGGGTGTGATGAATCAGCATCCACGCAAACCCGGCTGACAGAGATAGCGGGTTAAGCATATTTCGCAGGAATGCGCTTGCCGTCTCCTGACTGGAAAGGTCGCCGCCTATAAACGCAAGCAAGGGATCAATCCAGACCAAGTCAGGCTTATGCTTCTCGACCAAGCGGCGAACACGATCAACAAACTTCTCTCCTGTTGAGGTGCAGTCACGCACGATCGTCACCCTAGCCATAACTAATTCCTTCTGCTTATCGGTAAGGTTCATCGCCTTAAAAACGCCTTGGATTGATTCGGCCACATCTCCCTCGTCGTTCTCAGCTTGAATGATTAACGACTTCAAGCCTTCACCGTGTGGGTTGATTCCAAAGAATGATTCAGCAATCGCCCAAGTAATCGCTGCCTGCATGCAAAGCACGCTTTTGCCAAGGCCACTGCTACCCACCCACAAGGCCGAGCCGCCACGGCAAATCCAGCGTTTGCCTAATAGCTGGGTCGGATCTTCAGTCTCTTTAAAATTAAGCAAATCTTCCCACTTGTAGGGATCGGGTATATCGCCGAACAAAATGCGCTCTTTCCACTGTAAAAATGAGATTGATGGTGTACCGCATTCCACTAGCTCCTGCTGATTGCCTGTGGCAGTCCTCATTGCCCCCGGCAAACGCGACAACCTGCCGGCATCCTTTGTCGAGGAATCAACCTTACTGTGCTCTAAGTGCTTAAATATAAAATCAACACGTTCAGTAAATTCAGCTTCGTTATCAGCGTCAATTTTTACCCAAGCATGTAGGCTGCGTGATCCGCTCTTAATAATGCAAGTGGTAGGCAGTCCGCTTTTCTTAATAATTTTCCACTGCTCATCTAGGGTGCTTTCATCAAATTCAATTAGGACGTGACGCCATTTAGTAACATGCTCTTTCTTGCGCCCCTTTCCATTATTAGGGTTGATTGAGACGTACACTCCAACCGCTGATCCTTGCCACTCTTTTAGTCCATCTCCCTTGTACAGCTCTAACCACTCCTCACGTTTTCTTGTTTCGCCGGTACCGTCAGGCCGCTCACGATCGCCGTCCCTAATGGAACGACAGATATTGATGCTTTCGCCTAGCTCAAAAGCCTCGGCTAAGAATTTCTCTACTGGCTGCGCTTCTACGCTTTTTGGCATTTGCGGTACTGGCAGATCCTCCCTCACAATCGCCCCGTTCTGATAGCCGTACTTTGCCTTTGGCCTCCACGGTTCTCTGGCTGGCTTGCTGTAAGCGGATTTTACGGCTGCCACACACTCATTCTGGGTTAGTCCATTCTTAAAGCCCCAGATCTCGGCCTCTGACTCCGCATCAAACTGCGACAACCCCTGGTCACGGAACTGCAACGCCATGCGGAACAGTTGTGTATTGCGCTCACCTTCAGGCGCCCCGTTGTGGTAAACGGCCTCGGTAGCTGGTGGCAGTGCGATCATTTTTTTACAAGCCCTTTCAGCGCCTTGACGATGACGTACTCGATCACCGCTTCGGAGTCTTTCTTTAACTGCTTCAGCCCAAATGCGTGGAGAGCCTTTGCCGTTTTGGCGTCATAGGTTACATCGACCAGAATCTGCTTGGGCGCAGGCCGTGATTTGCCAAAAGTAATTTTACCCAGATCTTTCATTTGCGTTTTCTCCTTTTGCGGGTTTTCACTTCTTTCCAGACGTTAAAATCCTTGTCGCATTCAACTGACCAGAGCATCAGTTTCTGATAGAGCGATCCGGCCAAGCCCCAGCGGCACAAAGTCCTGCTAACTAGGTCTCCTAACCAGTATAGAAGCCACGACAACGCCCTCATTTTTTATTCTCCGCGTCCCGCTTCATTTCATTTCCACACACTGTCTTGCTGAATTATATTCACTTCCTTCGTAACCATTTGCGTCGATGAAATGCCCGCAATTTGTCCAACTTATTGAGGTGGCTTCTCGAAAAACACTACCCCCACCGTCCCATCGCTGGTCATTTGCAGTTCTTGAGGACTTAAAAACTAGGGGAGCGTCTGGTGCTTCTAAAAGAATTTTAGCTACTTCATGTGATCTCATTTTTTCTTCTCCGCGTCTCGCTTCTGGTACGTCTGCGCACGCTTCAGCAGCTCCTTGGCTATATGCAGCGCCATATCCAGCCTACTGCGTGCTATGACCAGCCGGCCGTCGATCAGGCTTTTCTTTGCCCGCTCAAGGATTTCGATTTGCCAGGTTAAACGCTTTACGCTCACCACTGCCCCATTCCCCAGCGCATGCGATTGGCGCGGGCCTCTCGCACACAGTTGGCGTACTGCTCTGGAGTGTAGGTGCCGATGACGCGGCCGGAGAACATGGTGAGCAAATCCTGCAGGCTCACAGCACAGCCTTCGGCAGCGGCCCCGCCAGTTTGTAGACGTACTTATTGCGATCGTATTCGAGCGGATAGCCAAAGAAGTCACGTAGCAGATCAATGTCCCGCTGGATGGTCTTGTAGCTACATTCGAGCTTAACGCCCAACTTGGCACAGCTCGGCAGCGTCAGATCCCGGCGCAGCATGCCAGCAATCACGCCAAGTCGGCGGAAAGTCGGCCGGGTATCGCCAAGGCCCGCAGCCCGATTGCGTTTAGATGCAAAAGTGGCGGCTTTTGTGCTCACTTCATCACCTCCACCATCGCTACCTTCGGCAGCCGCATCGCATTGAACTGCTTTTCACTAGCTGCGAACACGTCGATCACCGGCAACTTGCCGCCGCTGGCCTTCTTGCTCTTAACGGCCGTACCAGTATCCACGGCCACCCACTCACGCTTGGCACCGATGACGCGGATCCGTGACCACAGCGGAATGATGTCTGGATCGACTGCGCAATGGCGGCCAGCCCGCAACCTTGTGCCAGTGCTAGATTGATAGCGGCTGCTCCACTCGTCCTCACCGGGCCAGTAGCCAGTGATGCGAACTTTGATTTTCTTAACGTCAATCTTCTTTGCGATCGGGCGCAAGTCGATCAGTGCGTTGCCTAGCTTTGTTGTTGTGAATCCCAATAGGGCGATGAACGAAAGCAGCATCCTCATAACCCACCCCTTATCCGATCGATCAGATCATTTTCACGTGCCTCGCTAGCCGCCAGCGCTGCCTTCGCCTCCGCCAACTGCCGGGCAAGCGATCGCACGCGGTTCAGTAACTGCTCGTGGGTGGATTGTTCTGGCAGGATCTCAATCACAACACACCTCACGCGGGTCGTACTTCTTCAGCCAGCGCCACACCTTGCAGATGGACGTGAACGCCTCAAACGCCTGGGCAACCTGCTCGGCCGTGTAGCGAATGTCCTGCAACTGGCCGGTGACTGGATCGATCAGAACGTTTCGGCAGGCCATTCCGTCGTCCGTGAATGCGTACGCATAAGCACTGAGCTGCAAAAGATCAGTTTCATAGCCAGATGCTTTTGAGACGCCCTTTGCGTCTTTCTTAAATTTCCTCGTCTTAAAATCGATAACCTCCATCTCACCGTGAATCTGGGCGATCAAATCCACTCGGCCTGCGTAGCCTTCCGCCTCGTTGACTAGCACGGACTCGCTGGCGTGCACTTTAGTGACGCAGCACTCCCGCCATTCCTTTAGGCCCGCATAGTGCTCCTCGTAGCCTTTAACCAGTTCACCCGGCTCCTGCCGATTGATAATCATTTCAGCAAGTGAATGAATGTGAGTCCCGCGTAGTGCTGCCGCCTCCACTTCCTTGCGGCTATCCAGCACTGCTCGCTTGGCAAAGTCGGCCAGCGATTCGCCCTCAATATGTGGCAGGGTTAGCGATGAGGACATCGCCTGCTCCACTTGCCAATTTATCAGCCCAGTCTTTTGCGGGCCTGCTGCCGCCAAGATTGTGGTCACCGACGGAAACGCACCCACCTTGCGGGCGGATCGCAAATCGCCGTGGCACGACTCACCTGACTTTAGGTAGTAGTGAGCCGATTCCGTTTTTGCGGTGACGATGATCGGCGCCATCAGTTCCACCTTCCGATTGCGGGCATGAGCTGCAGGCCCAGCGCTACGGCTAGCAGCGGTAACATTATTTTAATTACGATTGATAGGATTTCCATGGGGGGTATTTCTGGCCGAGGTGGGGATTGCCCACCCCGGCCAAATGCTCAGAACGGCATGG